CGGTCGAAGCCCCGGCATGGATGCTCTCGGCGACGTAAAGCAGCTGCAGCAGGAGACGCGACGGAAGGCGCAGGCTATCGACAAGATGGTAAACCCACCCATGATCGCTGATGTGCAGCTAAAAAACCAGCCAGCCTCGATGCTGCCGGGCGGGTGGACCTACGTAGCCGGTCTTGACAACTCGCGCGTTGGTGCAAAGCCCCTCTATACCGTCATGCCCCCGATAGGTGAGATGAAGGAGGATATTCGTGAAATCCAGCAGCGCCTCAAGATCACCTTCCACAACGATCTCTTCACAGGCATTACTGACCTGCAAACTGTGCGGACGGCCACTGAGATTGATGCCAGACGCGAAGAGAAACTGGTATTGCTCGGTCCGGTGCTTGAGCGAATACTTGGTGAAGGGCTTAGCAAGGCTATCGACCGAGTCTGGGGAATTATGTGGAGAGGGCGTCTCTTGCCCCCACCTCCAGCGAAACTTCGCGGCCTCCCCACTCACATCCAAGTAGATTACATCTCTATGTTGGCGATGGCGCAGCGCGGGCTCGCGACAGCTGCCATAGAGAAGATTTGGGGATTTGCCGGTTCGCTGGCCGGCGTCGTGCCCACGGTGCTGGACAAGCTCGACGCCTACGAAACGATGGACGAGTACGGTGATGCCCTCGGCGTGTCACCGAAGATAATCGTGCCAACCAAAGATGCGCAGGCTATCGCAGCGCAGCGCGAACAGGCGCAGCAAATGGCACAAGCCGGGCAGGCCGCAATGGGGGCGGCGCAGGGTGCTGAGACACTATCAAATACCGACGTGGGCGGCGGGAAGAATGCACTGCAAATGATCCTCGGCAACGAAAACGTAGGATGAGATGTCAGATGAACCACGCATTGTCAGACAGCAGCGCCGCGAAGCGCGCATCAAGCGACGCGATCAGCTTGAGCGTCTGGCCCGATTTATGGCTGAGCCTAGCGGCCGTGAGTACATCTATGACCTCCTTGCGTCCTGCCACATATACTCCACATCCTTCGCCCACAACGCCCTCACAATGGCCTTCGCTGAAGGCGAACGGAACATCGGTTTGCGCCTCGGTGCAGACCTCACGGAAGCTGCCCCCGACCTGTACCTAACAATGTTGAGAGAGCACAATGTCAGATCCAGCCCCGATTCAGACTCCGCCGGGACCGACACAGAGCGGGGGAGTATCGACGATACCAGCGGAGCCGACGCCGCCTAGCACGGCGGACGACGATCAGAAGCCGGACGCTTCGCTGCTCGGTGGCGACACGCCGCCACCCGACGCCTTCGACCCGGAAAAGCTCACGCTTCCTGAGGGGTTCGAGGCTGGCGAACAGTTCGATGAGTTCAAGAACATCGCGAAAGAGATTCCGGGTCTAACTGGACCGCAAGCACAGAAGATGGTCGAACTTGCGGCGACCGCCATGAAAACGAACATGGACAAACTCTATGGTGGATGGGATAAACAGCAGACGGACTGGGTCACCGAGATAAAAGGTGACCCTGAAATCGGCGGGGCTAAACTCGATGAGGTCAAGCAGACAGTATCAAAGGTGCTTGATAACGCAGAGCTTTCAGACCCGAAGTTCCGTGAAGCCCTCAATCTTACGGGAGCTGGAAACAACCCGGCAGTAGTTCGCACTCTTTATCGGTGGGCGCAGCGCCTATCAGAGGGCGGATCGGTTTCGGGCGACCCAGCCGCTCGTAGCAAAGACGGCTCACTGAGTAACACTCGTCCGGGCCTTGCTCAGGCGATCTACGGTCAAGATGGGCCCCACACCGGAGGTCCGAAGCTCTAAGGAGACGTTAAATGGCAACTCTTGGTGCAACCGCCCTGACCTACGCGGACTGGGCGAAACGACTTGACGATGATTACAAAATCGCCAGTATTGTCGAGCTGCTCTCGCAGACAAACGAGATTCTGCTCGACATGTTGGTGGTCGAGGGCAATCTGCCGACCGGGCATAAAACCACGGTGCGGACAGGTCTCCCACAGGCAACGTGGCGCCTGTTGAACTATGGCGTGCCGAACGCCAAATCCACGACAGCGCCGATCGTGGATACCTGCGGAAACTTGGAGGTCTATTCGGTCGTCGATAAAGACATCGCCGATCTGAATGGAAACACCGCCGAGTTCCGTATGTCGGAGGTCACGGCCTTTCTGGAAGGTATGAACCAGCAGGTGGCGACCACCTTGGTGTACGGGAATACTGGCGTGAACCCGGAACGGTTCATGGGTCTTGCCCCGCGCTACAACACGGTAACGGCTGCGACGGCACAGACCGCCGTACAGGTTATCGACATGGGCGGGACCGGCTCTACGAATACATCGCTGTGGATCGCGACGTGGGGTGCTCAGACGCTACACGGCATTTTCCCGAAGGGGAAGATTACCGGGTTGCAGCACCGCGATATGGGTGAATGGCCGGTCCAAGATGCCGCCCTGAACACGTATCAGGCTTATCGAGACCACTTCAAATGGGAGATCGGTCTCACCCTTCGGGATTGGCGTTATACCGTGCGGCTGTGTAACATCGACGTTACGTTGCTGAACGGTGCGTCGGCAGCAAATCTGATCAATGGCCTTGTTCGTGGGCTGTATCGTCTCCCGACAGCCTCGCCAATGATGTCTGGTGTGCAGACTTCGGATGCCCCAACGATTCAGGGACAAATGGGCCGCACAGTCATCTACTGCAATCGTGTGCTTCGTACTTACTTGGATTTGCAGGCGATGAACAAGACGAACGTCTTGCTGCGGATGGAAGAGTTCCAAGGACAGGTTGTAACGACCTTCCGTGGAGTTCCGATCCGTACTGTTGACGCGATCCTGAACACCGAAGCCCGTATCACCTAACCGCCGCGCAAAGAGGAGATAGGTCATGATCTTAGATGGAGCCCTTCAATTCACAGGCACGGCAGGCGCCGTCAATGTGGATACTCCCACTACCGGGACGCAGCAGAGCACGAATGTGCTCGACCTCCTTAATGCCCGTGATATGGGCATCGGGGATGATCCGGCGCTCAAAGTCCTCATCCTTGTCACAGCGACGTTCACCGTGGGTACGTCGTTGGAGGTACAGATTCAGGGTGCCCCGGATGACGGAACCGGGAACCCTGGTTCGTACACAACGATGATTACGACAGGGACATTGCTCGAAGCGGTGCTGGTCGCTGGCCGGTTGCTCCTCGCAATCGACCTGCCACGCATTTTGTTGCCGACCGAGCTTGCACCCACGGCAGCACAGGCATTGCCGCGGTTCTTGCGGCTGCAGTACGTCACGGCCGGAACCCATTCGACAGGGACGATATTCGGCGCGATTGTGCTGGATCGGCAGGACCAAATCAGCTATCCGCCGGGTATCACTATTAACAACTGATGTACACGTATGGACCGTCCATTCATGTACATCGAAGGAGAGCAACCATGGAAACCACAAAACCAGCTGCAGCGGCCACACCGGACGCGCCGGCACCTGCTCCGGTCTTTATCGTACCACAGCCGGTGTCGGTCCCTGACGAAAACGAGGCGGTGAAGAACTTCGAGGCTGAAATGGCGCTGCGAGCTGCACAGCGCAAGGCGCTCGAAGAGGCACAAGCCGCCGAACGAGCTGCGGAGCCGGTGAGCGCGGAGCAGGCGAAGGAGCGTGGTGTGGACTGGCCTATCAAGGGACGGCGCGAGGTGGCCGTTCCACAAGATGTGCTGGACCGAATCGCGCTTCTGGAGGGCTTGCCTTCCCGAACGCCGATGCAGGAACGGGAGCTGGCTCAGCTCAAACAGGACGCTGGCCCCGAGCCCGCCACACCGAAACCCGTCGCGAAACCCTAACTGAGGAGACACGACTTGGCCCGTTATCGCCTTCTTGCGCCGCACGTGATAGATGGAGTCTACCTGCTGTCGGGGGCTGTGGTAGATGGAGATCTGTTGCCAACTCCCGATATGGACCCGCTCGATGATGATGCAGTCAGCCGCGTTAAGTCGATGCGGTGTTGGGACTGGCGCATGGCGATTACGGCCGAGTCGTTGCCGGGGGGCCGTCACATCGACGGCTCCCCGGTTCTTTTGAACCGACCTGAGAATATGGGGCGGCCGATGACGTGGAACCCGCCACAGCCTCATCCCACACGTGAGATTCCGTCAGGGTGTTGCTCAGAGCCGAACATGCCATGTGCGCCGCCAGATCACTATTGGGCGCCTCATACAGGTTCGGTATCTCCGAATGACCCGCTGATACCCTACGTCAAAGGAGCCTGACATGGCTAAGTACCGTCTCTTATCCGCACATTATCTCGAAGGCGATCATTGGCTGCCCGGCGATAAAGAGAACGATCAGCTCGGTGAGCAGAAAGGCACCATCGTCGGCGATGGCACACCCTACAAAGTGAAGTGGCCGACACTCGAGATGGAGCCCCTTGATGAGGAAGCTGAGGCCATGATAGGTCTTGAGCAGGCGCGTCTTGCCACTAACGAAGCCTCGATGAATCCTATCGAAGATATGAATCTTGAGGACGGGTGGGAGAAGGACTTCGTACCAGGGTTTAATACGCGCCGTCGCGAACCGAAGCCTGACGGGGCGCCAGCGAGGATGAAGAAGTGAAACGGCTAGCTTTTCTCCTGGCGTTGTTTTGGACCAGCGCCTCGTGGGGGCAACAGGCTGTTCGACAGAACGGCGCGGTAACTCCCGGCAGTATATCGCGCTGGACACAGGATCATGCGGTTGGTGATCCTGGAGGAGTCCTGGGAGATAACCTCGGTAAAGGACTTAACCCGTTCAGCGTAACAGATGCCTCAGGCAAAGGCATGTGCATAAATGATGCCCTGACTACAGCAGGATATCATCAGCTATGTCTTGGTATTGATGCGAGTCACGGACTTGTGACGTGGGGGTCTTTCGGCGGCGCCTCGACGCTGCCCCTCACGTTTAACGTGAATGGCAGCCTTTCTGACTATCCTGGCACCGGGCAGGGCAACATACTTGGTCCGAACAGCTCAACTATCGGGCATATCCTAACTTTCAACAACACCAGCGGCACACTGGTACAGGATAGCGGCTTGTCGGTACTGAACGCGCCAACAACTCTATTCGTCACTACAGGTGGAACCGATACAGGGGATTGTTTGGTTGGGGCTCCATGCCTAACCGCGCAATATGCACTCAATCATGCCCTCACACTTTACAACGGCAAGGCTAACCAGATAACCATAAGCCTTGCTGCAGGTACGTACTCAGGTACGATCTCGTGTTCAGGGCCGGCCGCAGGTACAGCTATTGGCTCAGTCGTTCCGGAGTATATCCTTATCACAGGTGCTTCTTCCGGCACAACGACCGTGACCTCTGCGGGAGAAACTTTAGTCGCAGGGCATGGTTGTTACTTGGGTATCGCTAAGATGACGATTGGCTCGTCAGGAGGAAACGCCGTTTTCCCACAGAGTGGCGGGATCATCAGTATCAACGACGACGTAAATTTTACCACGACTGCAGCGGATCACATGCACGCTGAGTTCGGTTCCACAATCATCGTAAACTCAAATTACACCATCTCAGGTAGCGCCGTGAACCACGAAGCCGCTATCCTAGGCGGGCACATTGAATTTACCGAAGTAGCTAAAGTGGTGTCGTGTGTGGGGACTCCTGGTTTTAGCGGTGCGTTTGCACAGGTTGGACAGAACGGCGTCATCTATGAGAGCTCTAACTTCGTAAGTTTTTCAGGCTGCGGTGCCGTTACAGGCATACGGTATAAGGCGCAGAGCAATAGTACGATTGAGACAATCGGCGGCCTTTCTACTTTCTTTCCCGGAAGTTCGGCTGGTTGGGATCAAGATGGTGGCCTCTATTCGCCGTTGGGTAAGCCCACAGTTGCTGTGACTGGTTTCGGGACGGGCGCGGTAGTTACTATAGGTTCTGGATCGACTAGCCGCTCCGGAAACTTTACCGTCGTGACGGGAGCCGCTCCAGCTAGTACGGGCACGATAAACTTGACCTATGGCGACAATGTGGGGCAGTATGACAGTGTATGTATCTTACGGCCGGATGGGGCCGCGAGCTGTCCCAATCCCCAGGCGTGGCCAGCGACCACTACGCATTTTCTTGCAAATCATTCAGTTACAGAATCGAACTTTAACTGGTCAACGGGCGCAGGCTCTTTGACAACGCCGGGAACGTATAGAATCAGCTACATCTGCACTGGCGTTTCGGGGTTCCCATGACAACAAGCGTTGATGTAACCAATCGGGCGCTTGCTCAGATCGGCTCGCGATCTCAGATTTCGTCGATGACGGATGGTTCGACGGAAGCGCTGTACGCAAACCTTCTCTACGTACCACTTCGTAACTTCCTCTTGTACGAGGGTGATTATGATTGGTCGATGCTCCAAATTCCACTGGTAGCTATGGCAGGGAATCCGCCCCCGGCGTGGTTGTTCGCTTATCAATACCCTAACATTATTCGGGTACGGCAAGTTATTCCAGCCGATTACAACCCGTTAGACCCGCATCCGGTTGAATGGAACGTAATGGCGACTAGTCTTGTACCTGGAGTGCGGCAGATCGTAACGCGGGTCGCGGCATCTAGTGTTCTTGCGACCGTCGAGGTTCTCGAAGATTTTTGGGACTCGATCTTTACTGAGGCGTATACGCGGCTGCTTGGTAGTGCCCTGGCGTTTGCACTCGAAAATCGGATTGAGGCGTCAAGGGAGAAGTTATCGGAGGCGTTGAGCTTCGCCGGTATTGCTAACATGAGGGACTCATGACCATCGAGGCGGTCTGCAATCAAGCTCTGGACTTGATTGGATATAAGCGCCATATCGGCAACATTGCCGAGGGCAGTGTAGCGGCGCGGGTGGCGCTTGACCAGTGGCAGC